AAGAATCCCGATATTGATAATGTTCATGTCTATCCTCCATACAAGGCCCGAATGGGCGCAAAAATCCCCAGCGGCTAATACTTTTACCGCTGGGGATCATGACTTCGGACACACAGAAACACACACGACTTACATAAGCTGCTGTCCGTCACGATATTTGCTTAAAAGGCAAAAGTATTCTTAAATTGGGTACAAAAACCAAGCCCCTGCAAGGGGCAATCATTTTTGCGCCCATTATCAAATTTTATTTAAGAATACCTTGCCGCATATTTGGTAGACTCCTCAAATCAGGATAATAACAGTATATCATAGTGCGCTCTAAAAAACAAGAAATCATTTTACCGATTCCACAAATAAAATCGGAGGGCATTCACTGGAACACCCTCCGGTTTTGGTGATTATCGTGCGTCTATCCGAATTTTTGACTTTGCGGCCCGTTTCCGTTCCTTTTCGGCATGTTCCTGCTGGTAAGCTGCCTCTAATATCCTGTCCACTTGTTCTGGGCCAATGGCTCGCCTGACCCGCTCGTAGTCCCTGACCTTTCCCTTTAGACTGTCTCTCTCGGCGCAGACCTCGTAAATCCTTTCTGACAAAGAACTGTTTTTGCTGACCTCCCGGCCATAGTCCGCTTGTAGCCGCTCAAATTTGGATTTGAGGTCGAGATAGGCCCGGTAGACCGAGCGCAGCACCTTGACGATCTTTGCCCATAAAGGCTTGGCCTTTTTCTCCCGGTAGGCCCTGGCCGATTCCAGCGGCCCCGGCTCTGGTAAGACTTCCTCCGGGTCTGCCGAAAACTCCGCCGCCAACCGCTCCATGTTCTTTACTGCCGGGGCCAATTCCTTCAACCGCTGTTCCTGTCCCGCCACCTCTTTTTGCTTCTTGGCCTTTACCTTATCCAGTTGGGCAATCTCCTTGGCCCTCTGCTCCTTTTTGTAGTCCAGCACAGACAAGTGCTGGTCGTGGGTGCCCTTGTCCTCCCACTCTATCCCGTGACGCTCCATCACGGCGGCAAGCTGCTCCTTTATTACGGCGTCGAGACCGCGGGCGACCTCATGTCGCTTCTCGTGCGGCTTGAGGACTCCTTCGGCATCGTGCCCGCAGCTGACGGCACAGGGCTTTCCCTAAACCCCAAGGCGCCCCACGCGCCCAAAGCCGCGATGGCGATCGAGCTGTGGGCAGAGAAGCGCGCGCAGCTCGAGAACGGCGAGATCGACGCCGACGAATACGAGAACTGGAAAGCCTCGCTGTAGCGGCTCTCCGCATTTCGCAACTTATGAAACCGAGTCAGAACGCCCGGCTAGGCGGTGAGCGCCGCTCGCTCCTGCGTAAGCTGAGTTTTTACTCCCCGTTGCACGCGGAGGCATTTTCGGCATGTCCGGGGAGTAAATGATGCGGTGGTTTACATGGCGGCACGCGGCAGCACATCGCGGCATTTCCCCTGATTACTCCCGTTTTCATTGAGACGGCGAGATTCTTTACTCCCCATTAACCACCTGGGGAAACGCCGTGCGGAGACCGCAAAAATGCCCATTGAGTTCGATTTGAGTTTCACAGGCCCCGAAACGGCCCCGTTTCGCCCTCGGGGACAAATACAGCGCATCTACTCACTTGGGATGAATCCTTACTCCCATTCCTCTGAATACCGCCCCGTGCCTTGCCGTCTTGAAACACGGGGAGTAAATGGCGAAATCGCAGGTGAAAGGGAGTAAAAGACCAAAGAAAAAACCTCCGTCCCAACGCGGGAACGGAGGCTCGATCACCGTATTTACTCACCGCCGTCGCTGGCGGCTTTGCCATGACTCCCGTACGAAACGAAACTCAGCGGTACAGTGCGGTACTCAAAAGTGCAGGTCAAAGCCTTATCGGCTTACTCCCACTCAGTACTTACACCCAGTTCTCAAAATTTCTTACTCGAGACATTTTACCAGATAAATGAGGGTGTTCCGAATGCGCGTCCAGACGCCACTCGGCTGGGTGGTACGAATCTGGTACGAATCGTTCGGGGCTCGTACCGCTCCGAAATGGCCGGTACGAGCCCCCTCTTGCTTCAGGCTCACTATGTGGCACGCCCCTCTGACGGCGTCGTCAGAACATCTTGCTCACCGCGTCGACGGCCTCCCGCTTCGCCTCGAGGTTCACGTGGGTGTAGATGTCCATCGTGATCTGCGAGTTGCTGTGTCCCGCAAGCTCCTGCATGACCTTCGGGTGGACGCCGCTTTCGGCAAGCAGGGTGAGATAGGTGTGCCGAAGCTCGTGGAGCGTGAAGCCGGGCAGACCGTAGCCGTCCCGCGCGAGCGTCCACCATCTGCTCATGGTCGTCGGGGTGACGCGCTCGCCGTAGTGCCCCGCTATGACGGGGGTGTTCTCGTCCTGGACGAGGTACCCCTCCCAAGGCTTCCTGAAGCTGTTCGTCTTCTCGAACTGCGCCGCCTGGGCCTCCTTCGCCCGCCTGAGCGCGTCGAGAGTGCGCTCGGAGAGGGGGAGCAGGCGGATTCCGGCCCTGGTCTTCGGCTCCTTGAGGTTTCCCATCACGTCGAGAGAGTGGCTCACGTCCACGATGCGTCGGTCGAAGTCGACGTCGCCCCACGAGAGGCCGCAGATCTCGCCGCGCCTGAGCCCCATGGTGATTGCGAGCAGGAAGGCGCACTCGCGGGGGTCGGTCGGGTCGAGCGACTCTATGAGCTCGCGCGCCTTGGCCGGGTCGATTGCCTTCTTGGGCTTTGTGTCCATCTTCGGTGGCGTCGCCTTGTCGCAGGGGTTCTCCGCGATGAGCCCCTCCCTCTTCGCAGCCTCGAACACGAGGGTGATGTTGTCGTGTATCTGGTTGACGTAGGACCCGCTCGAGCGCTTTCCCGAGAGCGTGTCGCCCCGCATCATCGCGATGTACATGTCGTCGAGCATGGAGGGCGTCACCTGCTCGAGGCGCACCTTCCCGATGTGGTGGCAGACGGCCTTTATCTGGCACCTCTGCCGATGCTGCGTGGTCTCGGCGACCTCCTTCCTGAGCCTGCGCTGCTCGAGGTACCTATCGCTGTAGGACTCGAAGGTGTAGTCCGTCCTTCCCAGGACGTGGTCCCCTTCGACCTCCTCGATGAAGTCCCGCAGGGCGGCCTTCGCCTGCGTGTAGGTGCCCTCGAATCTGTGCGTCCTGGTCTTGTACTTCCCCGTGCGCGGGTCCATGCCGACGGGCACCCTGAGCTGCCACCTGCGGCACCTGCCCCGGGGCTTGTCCCTCTCGAGCTGGACGACGGACCCCTCGCCAGTCACCTTGGCCATGGCTACCTCCGTCCCCCGCCGGAGCCCTCGCGGGCCTCGAGGTAGTCCATGAAGTCCGCGAGCATGCGGCGACCCTCCGGCCCGAGGGCGTCGGCGCGCTCGTCGAGCGTGACGACGTGCGGGACGTCCATGCTCTCCCTCCCGACGACGACGTCGATGGACTCGCCGAGCCGGTCGGCGATGGCCCACGCCGCGGAGAGGGGGATGCCGCAGTCGGGGCCCTCCGTCGCGCGCTCGTAGCGCGCGTAGGTGCTCTCGGGGACGCCGAGCTCGGCCGCGAACTCCTTCGCGCTCCTGAAGCCCGCCTCCCTGCGGAGTCGCTGGAGTTGTCTCCTGCTACCGGTATTTGCGCTGGTACGTGACGTGCCCGCGTGCGCGGGGCGGATGGATGACATATACTGTCACCGTCCTTTCTTGAAGTGGCCTTCGGATTGGACGCTCGGCCCGTCGGGAGTGCCAGCTCCCGGCGGGCCATTCTCTCTCCACTACCTGACGGCACCACCCCCATCCTCGCCGGCTGTCCACGCGCCCGACCACTCGACGCCCATGTCGTCGGGCTCCGACGCCTCGTGCGCGCGGTCGTACGCCGCCATGACCTCCCCCATTGCCTCCTCGTCGCGCTTCTCGGGAGCGAGCGGGTTCAGCGGGCGCTCCGCCCCGACGACCCAGCCGCGCGCGAACTCCTCGTACGCGTCCCTGAGCTCCCCGTCCGTGGTCGCGAGCAGGAGCGAGACCCCGTCCGTCGAGTCCGACTCCGCGATTCCGGCGAGGAACGCCCTCTCGATGCGCGACGCTATGGCGTCCCAACGCCTCATCTCGAGCCTCCTCGAGCGCTCCCCCTCGCGCGCGTCCCTCTCCGCGAGGAAGCCCATGAAGTCCCGGACCTCCTCCTGGGAGCGCGGCAGGAGCTCGTCGAACGCCCTCTGCTCCTCCCCCCGGACGTTCTCGCGCCGCGGGGACGCGCGGCCGACGACCTCGTCGATTGAGACGCCGAAGTGGTCCGCGAGCGACCATGCCGTTCGCAGGGGGATCTTCCCGGGCTGGGACTCGTATCGGGTGTAGGTGGTGGGCGGGATGCCCATGGACTCCGCGAACTCCTTCGCGGTGGAGAACCCCGCCTCCCTCCTGAGCTCCTGAAGCCTCTTGGCCATGCGCGTGCCCCTCTCATATGTGTAGGAGTTGTGAAGGCGTTGTGGCACCCTCTGATTGGGGCAGTACAACGCTTTGCAACAGAAGTTAGCAAAACAAGACAGAACGTACAACCTTAACGGCTCAAATTATAGCAGTAATTCGTTTTACACTCAATCCATGAGTTTTTCTATGTTATCGTACGGCCACGGCGGCGGCCGGGGGCCAATCTCCGAGCGCTCTGTGGCCCGCGACCGCGCCGACCGATCCGAAGGCCGACGAAGGGAAAGCGATGAGCATCAACGAGCTTCCACAGCTCATAACCCCGAAGCAGCTCTCAGAGCTGACGGGCGAGCACGTGGGGTCCATCAGGCGAGGGATTGCCGAGGGGAGGATCCCCGCGGACAAGATGAACGGCAGGTGGCTCATCCCCGTGGACGAGGTGCTGCCGAACGCACGCGAGGCCGCGCGCAGGGGTGCCCAGGGGCGCGCCGCGCGCGGTCGCGCGTAGCGGGGTGGGCCCCATGCGGGGGCTCGATATGGTCCCGGCGGAGCTGAGGTCCGAGCCGCGCTGGGTCTGCTGGAGGAGGCAGGAGCGCGACGGCCGGACGACGAAGCTGCCCGTCGACGCGCGCACGGGGCGCATGGCCAAGAGCACGGACCCCTCGACCTGGACGGACTTCGAGGACGCGGTCTCCGCCGTCGCGCGCTGGCACGCCGACGGCGTGGGCTTCGTCTTCGGGCCCGACCGCGCGTTCACGGGGCTCGACCTCGACCACGTCCTGACGGACGGCCGCCTCGCGGACGCGTTCCGCTGGGTCGTCGCCGAGGCCCACACCTACTGCGAGGTCTCGCCGTCCGGGGACGGCCTGCACCTCATATTCCGCGGCCCGAAGCCCGACTGGGCGACGCGCTGCCGGCGCGGCAAAGTCGAGATGTACGACCACGACCGCTTCTTCACCGTGACGGGGCGCGTGTTCGAGGGCCACGGCGCCCTCGGCGAGAACCCGCGCGTCGTCGAGCGCGCCTACCGGTCGTGGATCGGCGGCGAGCCGGCGGCGTCCACGCAGCCGAGGCTCGCGAAGGCCGGGCCCGTGGCGGGCGACGCCGCGTCGCGACCCGGGGACATGGGAGACGACGAGCTCGTGTCGCGCATGCTCGCCTCCGCGAGGGGGACGGCCATCCGCGCGCTCATGGACGGCGACGCGTCCGCGCAGGGAGGCGACCGCAGCGCCGCCGACATGGCGCTCTGCTCCCACCTCGCGTTCTGGTGCGGCGGCGACGCCGCCCGCATGGACAGGATCTTCAGGGCGTCCGGCCTCATGCGCGAAAAGTGGGACTCGCGCCGCGGCGCGACCACGTACGGCGCCCAGACCATCGAGCGCGCCATCGAGGGCTGCAGGGAGTTCTACGACCCGGGGAGGCGCCGCGCCCCCTCCCCCGTGCACCGCCCGTCCACGCCTCGTGTGGCAGCACCATCGCCTCGTGACGCCCCGGACGCTCCGCCGGCGCCCTCCGGGCCGGAGTTCGACCCCGACCGCGCGCCATCCGTCGAGGGGTGGCGCGTCGACGGCGCGGGCAGGCTCTGGACGGTTGACCGCGACGGCGAGGCCAGGGCGTCCGTGACGAGCACGGCCCCGTGGATCGCCTGCGACCTCGTGGACGTCGACACCCGCGAGGTGCGCGCCCTCGTGCGCGTGAGGCTCCCCGGGGGCTCCGTGCGCGAGCAGGCCATGGGCAGGGACGTCCTGCTGAACCAGGGCAAGGTGATCGGCGCGCTCGCCCCCATGGGCGCGAACGTCTCGTCCTCTAACTGCAAGGAGGTCGTGCGCTACCTCACCGACTGCGAGCGGAGGCTCGGCGCTCTCAGGCCGAGCTACCAGAGCGTGGGCCACCTGGGCTGGGCAGACGGCCCGCTCGGTGCCTTCATGCCCTACGACGCCGGCGCGGGAGACGTGCGCTTCGACCCGACGCCGGACGAGGCGCTGAAGGCGCGGCCGTTCATGGGCGCCGCGGGGACGCTCGCGGAGTGGGTCGCCGGCGTCTCGCCGGCGCGCGAGGCGTCCCCGGCCTTCCGCTGCGTGCTCGCCGCCTCGTTCGCCTCGCCGCTCGTATCCGTCCTCGGAGTACAGACGTTCATCGTCTACCTGTGGGGCCGCTCGAGGAGCGGCAAGACCCCGACGCTGAAGGCGGCTGGCTCGGTGTGGGGCGACCCCACCGAGGGCGCCGACTCCTACTTCCGCACGTTCGCGGACACGCCGAAGTCCATCGTGCGCGCGGCCGCCCTCTTCCACGACATCCCGCTCATAGTCGACGAACTGCAGAGCAAGGGCGCAGCCGGCGGCCAGCAGGGAAAGAGGCAGCTCGTGGAGGACCTCCTCTACTCGCTGTCGCTCGGCCACGAGCGCGGCGCGCTCAACAGCGACCGCTCGATGATGCGCGCGGGCAGCTGGCGCTGCCTCACGATCGCGACGGGCGAGATCCCCATCGTGGGCGGCAGCACCCAGCAGGGCGCCGCGAACCGCACGCTCGAGCTGAATGCCGAACCCTTCTCCGACGTCCGCGCGGCCCAGGCCATGCACCACCTCGTCGGCGCGCAGTACGGCACCGCGGGAAGAACATTTGTTCGACTGCTTCGCCGGAACACGGCCGAGTGGTACGCCTCCGAGTTCGCCCGCGTCCGCACCCGCGTGGAGGACGCCGCCGCGGGCCACCCCCAGGCGGACAACGTCGCCCTCCTCGCCTTCGCCGACGCCCTCGCGAGCTTCTACGTGTTCGGCGGGGGCGACTGGGGCTCGTGCCTCGAGGGGGCCATGTCGCTCGCTGCGTGGGCGCTCTCGAACTCCACGGGGGCGGCTGGCGGCGACACGGACCTGAAGGCGATCCAGTTCGTGGACGAGTGGCTGACGCGCAACAGCCTCCACTTCGAGGAGACGGCCGAGACGGACCGCCTCGAGCGCTGGGGCGTCGTGGAGCGCAGGGGCGGCTCGACCGTGTGGTGCGTCTTCTCGTCCGTGCTCGAGCGCGCGCTCGACTCCGAGAACTACGACAGGCAGAAGACGCTCCGCCGCATGCTGGACGAGGGCCTGCTCGTGACGACGGAGGGCGGTAGGCGCTTCACCCGTCAGCGCCGCGTAAAGGGCGGGAGCAGGGTCTGGTGTGTCTGCATCGACAACGACCGGATGGAGGAGCTACTGGAGCGCTCGGTCGCGACTCCCTCCGTCACCGCGTCGCCCGCCGCGCCCGCGCCCGGTGACGGGGGTGGTGACGCGTGATCGCGCTCTCCGAGGTGCGCCTCCCCCTCACCGTCACCACGTTCACCACGAACCGAGCCATAGCGCTGACGCCCGCGCGGGCGCGCGGGCGCGCGCGGGAGGGACTTTCCCTCCAGGCACTCCCCGGTGACGTGGTGACGTCGCGCGTCATCGCAGGCAGGAGGTCCGCCGGACGTCACCCGGCGGTCGTTGACGGAAGGTGGTGGGTCACCAGATGAGGTGGACCGAGGAGCAGGACGACGTCCTGAGGTCGGTCTCCTTCCGCGGCGCCGCGTTCGCGCGCGACGAGATCGAGCGCCTGTGCGGCGCGCGGCACAGCGTGCGGGCCGTGGAAGTGCGGGCGAGCAGAATCCACTGCTCGCTCGCGGTGCAGACCGTGTGCCCCGGGTGCGGGGCCGTGGGCGTTGTGATCAACCGCCAGACGGGGCTGTGCCGCCTGTGCACGGAGCGCTATCACCTGGAGCAGGAGCGCGCCTTCGCCGAGGTCCTCGAGCGCGAGCGTGCCGAGGCCGAGGACCCGGCGAGGATCGCCGAGACCAGGCGCGAGCGCGACGCCCAGCGGCAGCGCAACAGCCGCACGTGCAGGAGGTACGGGCTGCCGAGCAGAAGCAGGCGCAAGTGAGACGCTCTTACGCACCTCACTTGCGGCCAATTCAAAAGGGCCGTCGGCTAACGACCCCCCGACTCCGCCCTCCAACCGTGGAGCCCCTAGGTACAGTTGATTGCCACCTCAGCGATACCAAGGTTCGCCCGTAGGGGCACGCGCCCGTGGACCGCTAACCCAAGCACCACGGTGATGCCGAGGATAGCCACAATCATGACGTTCGCCCTGTTATCTTCTCCAAGACTATAGAACGCCCGCCCTAATGGATTGGAGTATTCCGTGGCATTCTGGACAGGAAGCATGCAGCTCTCGCTCTCCATCATTCTTAGACCCCCTCTTCCTTCTCAGGCTTCTGCACCTGCTCGTCTGGCTTCGGCTCCGTCGCCGTCGTCAGCGCCTTCGCAATCTTTGCGATCGCACTCGCCGCATCGGCATCCGACGCGCACTCACCCCCCTCGGGTCCCACAAGGACCCCTTCGCCAGCCACCGAATCGAGCTGATCTATGACCCAATTGCAGCGAAGGATGGTCGTGTCGACCTCGTCGAGCCTTTTCTCGAGATCATCAATCTCGCTCTGAAGAGCATCGAGCTGCTCACGCTGCTCCTCCCTCTTGCGTTCGACAATTCGTCGAAGCTCTTGAGAGGAGACCCTCAGATCGTCCGCGTCGACCTTCGCATGCGACGGCAGCGCTGCAATCACTCCGATTAGGCTTGAAAGCATGACCTCCAACGCGACGCCAGGGAGGGCGCCTCCCGTGGCGACCATCACCGTGCCACTTGTAATCGCGGCTATCTGCGACGGATGCTTCTTGAGATAGTCCAAAAGGTCCGAAGCCCCAACTTTTTTCGTCGCCTTGCTGGGATCCTTCCCCCTTGGCGTGGGCTGGGGCTTGATCTCGCCACTCTGTATCTTTCTGCGGATGCTGACCTGGCTTACCCCAAGCAAGTCCGCAATCTCCTTGACCGTGTACTCTTCCTTCACGGCATCAGCCTCCCAACCTCCACCGCTCGTATCTTCATGCTCATACTACAACGTTTGTATATTTATGTCCATATTTTTATGAACCCTTTTTTGCGTACATATCGATGTTCGCAGACAAGGCTTTCCGACCGCGCCCCAGCCTGTGACGGCATCCGATGATTCAGACTGCGAGACCCCGAGATTTGGAGGAGGTGGCCTGGCATGGCGAGGAGGGCTAAGCTCACGCAGGAGATGGTCGATCAGGCCATCAGGCTGAAAGCCGACGGGCTTTCCAACGGCGACATCATCTGTGCGCTGGGCATTCACGAGTCCACGTTCTACCGCTGGGTGGGCGAGCCGAAGAACCGGCTGCAGCGCGAGTTAAGCGAGGGACTAAAAAAGGAGGAGGCCGAGTTCAAGCACACGCTCCTGACGACGATCCGGGCGGCGGCGCTCGCGCGCAACCAGTACTGGACCGCCGCGGCGTGGCTGCTCGAGCGCAAGTACCCCGACGAGTACGGCAAGGCGGACCGCCGGCGCGACGAGGACGAGGGTGGCGACGCGCCGCGCATCGTGCTCGGCGTCGTCGCCCAGCCCGTGCAGGAGCGGCTGGACCTCTCCTCCGCCATGGGCGACGGCAACGGCGACGATGGCGCTGGCGGAGGCCCGGGCGAAGGGGGCGGCCCTTCTCGCCCGCGTGATGGCGGTGCGAGGAAGGAGGGCGACGAGTGACGGCGGTGGACGCGAGCGAGCTGGTGATACCGGCGTTCCACGACGTGCTGGGCGACGTGATGGCGCACGGGCACACGCACTACTGGCTGCACGGCGGGCGCGGAAGCACGAAGTCGAGCTTCGTGTCCGTGGCCATCGTCCTTCTCATCCTTGCCAGGCCGGAGGCGAACGCGGTGGTGGTGCGGCGGTTCAGCAACACGCTGCGCGACTCCGTGTTCGAGCAGGTGCAGTGGGCGATCGCGGAGCTGGGGCTGGAGCGGTGGTTCAGGGCGCGGGTGTCTCCGATGGAGCTGACGTACCTGCCGACCGGGCAGCGGATCGTGTTCCGCGGGGCGGACGACCCGCTGAAGCTGAAGGGCACGAAGTTCGGGCGCGGCTACGCCGCCGTGGTGTGGTTCGAGGAGCTGGACCAGTTCGACGGGATCGACGCGGTCCGCTCGATACTGAACTCGCTCAGGCGCGGCGGGGACGACTTCTGGATCTTCTACACGTACAATCCGCCGCGGACGCTGTGGAGCTGGGTGAACCGCGAGGAGCTGGAGCGCGAGCGGCGCTCGGACACGCTCGTGCGGCGCTCGAGCTACCTGGACGTGGTGGGGACGCACCCGGAGTGGCTGGGCGCGCCCTTCGTGGAGGAGGCCGAGTACCTGCGGGACGTGGACGAGCGCGCGTGGCGCAGCGAGTACCTGGGCGAGGTGACGGGGACCGGCGGGTCCGTGTTCGGCAACGTGGTGGGCAGGCGGCTCACCGACGCGCAGTGCCGTAGCTTTTCTCGCACGCGAAACGGCGTGGACTGGGGGTGGTTCCCGGACCCGTGGCGCTTCGTGCGGTGCGGGTGGGTGCCCGGGGAGCGGCGGCTGTTCCTGTTCCAGGAGCTGTCGGCCAACAGGAAGACGCCGGCCGAGACCGGGGCCATGGCGGCCGAGGCGCTGACGTACGCGGACGAGCCCGGCGGGGACCCCTACCAGCACGACGAGCTGATATGGGCGGACGACACGCCGGACGGGAAGCAGTCGATGGCGGTGTGGCGCCGCGAGCTGGGGCTGAGGGTGCGTCCTGCCCGGAAGAGCAACATGAGGCGCCTGAGCTACGAGTGGCTGGCGGGGCTGAGGGAGATCGTGATAGATCCCGTGCGGTGCCCGCTCGCCTACGAGGAGTTCCGGCTGAAGGAGTTCGAGCGGGACCGCGACGGCACGTGGGTGGACGAGATCCCCGACGGGAACGACCACTCGATCGACGCGGTGAGGTATGCCGTCATGGATGACGTGCTGAGGGGAGCGTAGGGGCGAGGGGCGGCTCTTCTCGCCCGCATTGTCCTTCTCGCCCGCATGGCGCCGCTCGCCCGCGGGACGAAAGGGGCGCCCCGTCGAGAAGACGAGGCGCCCCGTGTGCCTGACGTGGGCGTGCGGGCTTGTTAGTCGTCGAGCCGCTGCGGCTTCTTGGGATGGGACAGCTTCTGGGAGTTGAGGATGTCGAGCATCTGGTCCTTGTGGGAGCCGAAGTCCTTCTTGGATGCGGTGACCATGACGATGTAGTAGCCCTTGCCGGAGAACGTGTACTGCCAGTAGCCGTGGACCGTGTCGCCCGCCTCGGTCTTGCCGGAGAGCTCGTAGCGGTAGATTGCGGCAGGGCCGTCCGTTCCCTTTGCGACACGCTTGACCTTGGTGCCCTTGGCGTGAGCGGACTCCACCCTCTTGTCGACGTCGTGGTCGAGGCTCTTGCCCTTGTAGATGTCGAGCGCCGGCATGTCCTCGATGGTGCTGGCGCGACAGTGAAGCACGCTGAGGGAGGCGCCGCCGTCCGGGGAGTCCGCATCGAGCGAGCCGGAAGACGCTTTGGCTTCCCACGTGTCCGGATAGGCGACCCTCATATCGTCCACCTTGCGCGACCTGAAGCCCGAGGGCACCGAGTCGCTCAGCTTGATGGAGTCGCCTCCCCCGCACGCCGCGAGCGTGACGGCCATGCCCACGGCCAGAAGGACGGCGAGACACGAGAGGGCGAGCCCTCCCAGGGCGGCGTGCTTACGCATGCTGGACCTCCTCGAGACGATACGCTGACTTCAGGCGATTTTAATGCTTTGGGGGCGAGGGGCGCCGCGGGAGGCGGCAGGGCTGTGACGGGGACCGATGCTCTTCTCACCTGATGTGAGAGGAGCGGAGGGCAGATGGCGGAAGACGGGATCAGCGCCGAGGGGTACTGGGTGCCGGAGTGCGTGAGGGCGTACCTGAGGGGCGCGGGGTACTCGACCAGGGCGCTGGAGGACATGGAGCCGCACGTGCGTGAGTGGGACCGCTGGATGCGGGCCGTCGGGGAGTTCTACGACTACAGGGACACCGACGGGTTCGGGCGGGTGTACCAGGTGCACAGGCGCTCGATAATGCCCGCCATGCGGGTGTGCCGGGAGTGGGGCTCTCTCCTGCTCGACGAGAAGACCGTGGTGGCGTGCGAGAGCCAGGCGTGCACGGACTGGCTGGGCTCGCTCCTCTCGGCCACGGGATTCTGGGGACGTGCCCAGGAGACCGTGGTGCGGGCGTTCGGGCTGGGGACGGGCGCGTTTGCCGTGTGGATGGACGTGGGGCGGCGCCTGGTGCGCGTGCGGCACTACGACGCGCGCATGGTGGTGCCGCTGTCCTGGGACGCGGAGGGCGTGCGGGAGTGCGCCTTCGTCACGAGGTGCTTCTCGCGCGGCGCCCTTCTCGACCAGCTGCAGATGCACGTGGTGGGCGACGACGGCGCGTACCGGATCCGCACGGTCTGCTTCGACGGCGACGGACGCGAGGTGGCGGTGCCGGGCGTGGCCGCGGACGTGGCGACGGGGTGCGCCTCCCCCACCTTCGGCATCGTGCGGCCGGCGGCGCCGAACACGAGGGTGGACTTCTCGCCCTACGGGCAGAGCGTGTTCGCGGACGCCGTCGACGCGGTGCAGAGCGTGGACCTGGCCTACGACGCGCTGATAAACGAGGTGGACGCGGGCAAGATGAGGGTCTTTCTCTCCGACGTGATGTTCGACCAGGAGAGGACGAAGGACGGGAGGAGGGTGCCCATCCCCTTCGGCAAGGGCGACTGCACCGTGTTCAGGAAGGTGATGAGCACC